CATCACGGCTATGAAAAAGGCACCCAGTCTCGACGGTTTGTCGGATGTGATTACACACGTAAATTTTAAATACGTAGGAACAGATAGTGAAAAAGATTCTGATGATAATTTTTACACTGCTGAATTTGCAGGCGCCTGCCCAATAAGTGCGCCTGACTCTGAAAGTTTTACTGCATTAGCTGAGGTTACTGAAGCTAACGTAATAGAATGGGCAAAAGCAAACCACCCTGTAGAACATATGCAGGAAGTTATTATTAAAAACATTAACGAACAAAAAACACCAAAAAACGTCCAAATCGAGGAATTACCTTGGGCGTAAATTAAATTAAATTAAATTAAAATTACATTAAAATTATGGAAAACCAAGAAAACAAAATCAGCCAAGACCAATTAGAAGAATTACAAGGTTATGTAGGAAAACTAAATAACGCAGCTTCTCAAATTGGAAACCTAGAATTACAAAAACACCAGCTCAACCACGCCGCTGCTGAAGTTCAAAACGACTTACAGAAGTTTCAAGCTAAGCTAGAAGAAAAGTACGGAAAAATTAAAATTGATATTCAAACTGGTAATTTTGAACCTATTGAAGAAGAAAGCGGGGAAGAAATTGTAGGACCAGAAGTATTAAAGAAAGCATAGTGAACTTAGTTCGTAAAATAAGCATCGGTAGAGATTACAAAAACGATGCGATGCACTACTCTGTCGGGCAAGAGGTATACGGTGGACATATCATTTGTGATATAATAGAAGAAGACCACAAGTTTTCTGTTTATATAAAAAAGAAAGATGAAGTCCTACCGTGGAAAGATTTCAATAAAAATATGGCTATAGCTGTTGAATATAACCTAGAGTACTAATGCAGAGTATATTTAACTTCATTGTCAAGCCTATAACAGGTCGGTATGACAACAGGAAGAAAATAGGTGATAAGGAGCTCATTTTAAACACTGAGCTCCAAAATCATCAGTATGTCAGTAGAAATGCTATAGTTGTACAGATACCTAGATCTTTAAAAACAGATATAAAAAAAGGTGATGAAGTTATAATTCATCATAATATTTTTAGAAGATTTCATGATATAAAAGGTGAAGAAAAAAATTCTAAAAGTTATTATAAAGAAGATATGTATTTTGCTTGGCCTGACCAAGTATATATGTATAAACAAAATAACAAATGGATAGCTAATGACGGTTATTGTTTTGTTAAACCTATATGTTCTAAAAACAAACTAAGTTTAGATAAAGAGCAACCATTAATGGGTGTTGTTAAATTTTTAGATAATAAAACAAATTATATAAAAGAAAACGATCTAATTGGTTTTGTTCCAACTAGTGAGTTTGAATTTGTTATTGACAATCAAAGAATGTATAGAGTAAGAATTCAATCAATTACAATTAAATATGAACGTCAAGGAAACGAAAAAGAGTATAATCCAAGCTGGGCATGAAGCAGTTAAAGAGCTTATTAAAGTTGCAAAAGAACCGATTGTTGAAACTGATGATGACATTTCAGCCGATAGACTTAAGAACGCTGCAGCCACTAAAAAGCTCGCAATATTCGATGCATTTGAGATCTTGACTAGAATACAAGAGGAAGACGATATTCTTAATAACAAACCCAAAGAAGAAGTAGAGTCTGAAGTATTTAGTGGTTTTGCAGAACGAAGATCTAAATAATGTACGAACAAAGCTTATATAAGGTTATAGAACCTATTAAAATAAACACTATAAAAAGATTAAACAAATCTAAAAAGTGGAAGTACGGATATAACAAAGAGCATGATGTTGTTGTAATAAGTAAAACAGGTCAGATAGGTGAAGTGTATAGCATACAAGGGCTAAGTATAGCTTTACCAAAAGAGTTTGATGTTGTTAATACTGATAATAGATGGGTTCCTCATGAATACCCTAAAGAGCTAAAATCTATTAAAAGTATATTTGATTGGAAAGATTATCCTAACGAATTTAAAAAAAAGTGGCATACATATATTGACAAAGAGTTTACTAGAAGAGAAGAAGGGTATTGGTTTAAAAACAAAAACAATTCTACTTATATTACTGGTACTCATTATATGTATTTACAATGGACAAAGATTGATGTAGGTAAACCTGATTTTAGAGAAGCAAATAGATTATTTTTTATTTATTGGGAAGCTTGTAAAGCGGACTCTAGATGTTATGGAATGTGTTATCTTAAAAACAGACGTAGTGGATTTTCATTTATGGCATCATCAGAAACAGTTAACTTAGCTACAGTATCTTCTGATTCAAGATATGGTATATTATCTAAATCAGGTGCTGATGCTAAAAAAATGTTTACAGACAAAGTGGTACCAATATCAATTAATTATCCATTTTTCTTTAGACCTATTCAAGATGGTATGGATCGTCCTAAAACGGAACTTGCATATAGGGTTCCTGCTCAAAAGTTTACACGTAAAAGGTTTGAGTCAAAAGACAAAGGACAACAAATGGAAGGATTAGACACAACTATTGACTGGAAAAACACAGGTGACAATAGTTATGATGGTGAAAAATTAGCATTATTAGTACATGATGAAGCTGGTAAATGGGAAAGACCAGAAAACATATTAAATAACTGGAGGGTCACAAAAACCACCTTAAGACTAGGTAGTAGAATTATTGGTAAATGTATGATGGGATCAACGAGTAATGCTCTTGATAAAGGTGGAGAAAACTTTAAGAAATTATATACAAACTCAGATGTTACAAAAAGAAACGCCAATGGCCAGACTCGCTCAGGATTATATTCTTTGTTCATACCTATGGAATGGAACTACGAAGGATTCATTGATATGTATGGAATACCTGCGTTCAACACTCCTACAGAAGAAACTGTTGGGCCACAAGGTGATCCGATAGAAATAGGCGTAATAGAACATTGGCAAAACGAAGCTGATGGTTTAAGAAATGACCAAGATGCTTTAAATGAATTTTATAGACAGTTTCCAAGAACAGAAGAGCATGCTTTTAGAGATGAAACTAAAAACAGTATATTTAACTTAGTTAAAATATATGAGCAAATAGATTATAATGAAGATTTAAAAAGCTCAGCTGGTATTACACAAGGTAATTTCCAGTGGTCTATGGGTAATAAAGATTCTAAAGTAATATTTTATCCAGACATAAATGGTAGATTTAAAGTTAGCTGGGTTCCACCAGTTCACTTACAAAATAACATTATAATTAAAAATGGAAGAAAAAAACCTGGTAACGAACATATGGGCGCGTTTGGTTGTGACTCGTATGATATATCAGGAACTGTAGACGGAACAGGATCTAAAGGTGCGTTGCACGGGTTAACGAAGTTTTCTATGGAAAATTGTCCACCTAATCAATTCTTTTTAGAGTATATAGCAAGACCTCAGACCGCTGAGATCTTCTTTGAAGACGTTCTAATGGCACTTGTATTTTACGGGATGCCTATACTTGCAGAGAATAATAAACCACGTCTATTGTATTATTTAAAAAGGCGAGGTTATAGAGGTTATTCAATGAATAGACCAGATAAAGTTTGGAACAAACTATCTGTAGCAGAAAAAGAAATAGGTGGAATACCTAACTCAAGTGAAGATATTAAACAAGCTCATGCAGCTGCTATAGAAATGTATATACAAGATCATGTAGGTTTAAAGCAAGATGGTACATATGGTACTATGTATTTTAATTCTACATTAAACGATTGGGCTGGGTTTGATATAAACAAAAGAACAAAATACGATGCTGCAATAAGCTCTGGTTTAGCGGTCATGGCTTGTAACAGACATTTATATACTCCACATGCATCAATGGAAAAACAAAAATTAAACATAAGTTTTGCTAGATATAAACAATCTGGCATGCGATCTAAAATAATAGAATAATATGGCTGAATCAGTTGTAAAAGGTTACTTTCCAAGTCAAATCGCTAGCGATTTAGAAAAGATTAGCCAAGAGTACGGATTAAAGGTTGCTAAAGCTATAGAATCTGAATGGTTTAAAAGAGACTCAGGTACTAATAGGTTTTATAGTAATTCTAATGAGTTTCATAGGTTAAGATTATATGCTAGAGGTGAGCAATCGATTCAAAAATACAAAGATGAACTATCTATTAATGGTGATTTATCTTATTTAAACTTAGACTGGAAACCTGTTCCTATCATACCTAAATTTGTAGACATAGTTGTTAACGGAATATCAGAAAGAACATATGATATAAAAGCATATTCTCAAGATCCATACGGTGTTAGTAAAAGAACTAAATATATGGAGTCTGTATTAAGAGACATGCAAACCAAAGAACTTATACAGTTTGCAAAACAAAATTTTAATGTAGACATGCAGGAAAATCCGAGTGAAGAACTTCCTGATTCAAAAGAAGAGCTTGATTTACATATGCAGCTAAACTATAAACAAGCTGTAGAAATAGCAGAAGAGCAAGCTATTAACACTTTATTAGAAGGTAATAGATACGAGCAAACAAGAAAAAGATTAAATTACGATTTAACAACAATAGGTATAGCAGCTGTAAAAAATTCTTACAATAAATCTGAAGGAGTTACTGTTGAATATTGTGATCCGGCTAATATGATATGGTCATATACTGAGTCGCCTTATTTTGACGATATATATTATGTAGGCGAAATAAAAGCAATACATATAAATGAACTTAAAAAACAGTTTCCTGATTTATCTAATGAAGATTTAGAAAATATAACTAAACAAGGAGTTCAAAACACTGGTTTGTTTAATAGAACTGTATCTGAAACAAATAACTTAGACCAAAACACTATTCAAGTTTTATATTTTAATTATAAAACTTATGCTAATGAAGTTTACAAAGTAAAAGAAACAGCTACTGGTGCTACTAAAATTATAGTAAAAGATGATAGTTTTAACCCACCAGGTTTAGATGAGCAACTAGAAGCTAGATATGGTAAATTATCTAGATCTGTAGAGGTTTTATACGAAGGAGCATTAGTGTTAGGTACTAAAAAGTTATTAAAATGGCAGCTAGCTAAAAATATGATGAGACCTAAAAGTGACTACACTAAGGTTAAAATGAATTACAACATTGTTGCTCCAAGAATGTATAAAGGCAGAATAGAGTCTTTAGTTAGTAGAATAACTGGTTTTGCAGATATGATACAGCTTACACATTTAAAGTTACAACAAGTAATGTCTAGAATAGTACCAGATGGTATATATTTAGATGCAGATGGTTTAGCTGAAATTGATTTAGGTAACGGAACTAATTATAACCCACAGGAAGCATTAAATATGTTTTTCCAAACCGGTTCTATATTAGGTAGATCATTTACATCGGAAGGTGATATGAATCCTGGTAAAGTACCTATTCAAGAAATAAATAGTAGTTCTGGTGGTCAAAAAATGCAAACATTAATACAGACGTATAACTATTATTTACAAATGATACGTGATGCTACTGGATTAAATGAAGCGAGAGATGGTAGTATGCCTGATAAAAATGCTTTAGTTGGTGTACAAAAATTAGCTGCCGCTAATAGTAACACTGCTACAAGACATATATTACAAGCTGGTTTATTCTTAACCGCTGAAACAGCTGAATCATTATCATTAAGAATATCTGATATACTTGAGTTTTCACCAACAAGAGATGCTTTTATACAAGCTATAGGTGCTCATAACGTTGCTGTTTTAACTGAAATGCAAGAATTACATTTATATGATTTTGGTATATTTATAGAGTTAGCACCTGATGAAGAAGAAAAACAATTATTAGAAAATAACATACAGGTTGCTATAGCTCAAAAACTTATAGATTTAGAAGATGCTATTGATCTTAGAAATATTAAAAATATAAAACTTGCCAATCAACTACTTAAAATTAGAAGAAAAAAGAAACAAGAAAGAGATCAATTATTACAAGAAAGAAATATACAAGCACAAGCAAAAGCTAATGCTGAAGCTCAACAAGCTGCATCTCAAGCTGAGGTACAAAAGCAACAAGCTCTTATACAGATACAAACAGCATTAGAACAAACAAAAGCTCAACTTGAGTTACAAAAATTACAGCAAGAAGTTAATAGTAAAAAAGAGTTAATGCAGTTAGAATTTCAGTTAAACATGCAATTAAAACAACTAGAGAATAAAACTGTTAACGATAAAGAAAAATACAAAGAAGACAGAAAAGATGAAAGAACTAAAATTCAAGCATCTCAACAGTCTGAATTAATAGATCAAAGAAATAATGCTAAGCCACCTAAAAACTTTGAATCTACAGCAAACGATACTATGGGTGGTATAGATTTAGGCTTATTTAAAGCTTAAATTATTGTTTAATTTTATAATATTATATTATGTCAGAAGAATTAGAAGAAGTTGTAGAGGAATCTACAGTTGATCAACCGACTGAGGAAGTGGTTGAGCAAGAAAAACCGGCTGATGATAAACCTAAAAATGAGGTTGCAGAAGACGGAACGATTAAATTGGATTTAACTAATTTAAATAAAATACCAAATCCAGTTGAAACTACTGAAGAAGTAGTAGAACAACCTGTTGAAGAAATAAAACAGGAAGAAGAAAAAGAAGTTGTTGAAGAAGTTGTTGAAGAACAACAAGAAGAACAGCCAGTATTAGAGGAAATAACAGAAGAAGAAGTTCAAGAACAAACAGAACAATTAACAGAAGAAGTAGAAGAAGCGGTTGCAGAAGCTAAAGAAACTGGAATTGAATTACCTGAAAATATACAGAAAGCTGTAGATTTTATGAACGACACAGGTGGAAGTTTAGAAGACTACGTAAGACTAAATCAAGATTTTAGTAGCTTTAATGATAATCAACTGTTAAGAGAATATTATAGCCAAACAAAACCTCATTTATCAAACGAAGAAATTGATTTCTTAATAGATGATAGCTTTAGTTATAATGAAGAAGAAGATACTGAAAGAGAAATAAAAAGAAAAAAATTAGCGCTTAAAGAGCAAGTTGCCAGTGCTAAAAGCCACTTAGACGGGCAAAAGTCTAAATATTACGAAGAAATTAAGGCTGGAAGCAGGTTAGCGCCTGAACAACAGAAGGCTGTAGATTTTTTCAACAGATACAACAAGGAGTCTGAGCAAAATAACAAGGTATTACAAACTCAGAAGTCTATATTTAATAAAAAGACTGAACAAGTTTTCTCTAATGAATTCAAAGGTTTTGAATATAAGGTTGGGGATAAAAAATATAGATTTAACGTAAAGGATGTAGATAGTGTGAAAAACTCTCAAAGCGACATCAATAATTTTGTTAAGAAGTTTCTTAACGATAAAAATGAAATGAATGACGCAAAGGGATACCATAAATCATTATTCACAGCCATGAATCCAGATATTGTAGCAAACCATTTTTATGAACAAGGTAAAGCCGATGCTATTAAAAACAGTATGGCAAAATCTAAAAACATAGACATGGAGCCTAGAAAAGGGCATGAAAATGTTATAAAAACAGGATTTAGTGTTAGAGCAATACCAGGTGAAAGTGCATCTGATTTCAAAATTAAACTAAGAAAATAACACTTAAAAATTTAAAAAATGGCAATAGCAAGTTCTGGTGCTGCTTTACAGCACCTAACTCCAAGACCCGTGAAAGATTTATTTGGAGACAATTATTTAAGCATTACCGGGAATGACTTTAACTTTACAAAACAATTCTTACCAGAAGTATATGAAAAAGAGGTAGAGAGATATGGAAATAGAACTATCTCTGGTTTCTTGAAAATGGTAGGAGCTGAAATGCCTATGGCTTCTGACGAAGTTGTATGGTCTGAACAAGGTAGAATTCACGTTGCTTACGACGATGTTGTAGGTACTGATGTTTCTGCTAACTTATTAACTTTTTCTGCTGCTCACTTAATTAACATTGGTGATACTATCATTGTTAGCAAAGGTGGTGCAACATTAAAATGTTATGTATCTGCTGTTCCTTCTGCAACTACAATTACTGCACAACCTTACACTGCTGCTGATATTTCAGGTATTGGCGCTGATGGAGTTTCTGCTGTAAAAGTATTTGTTTATGGTTCAGAGTACAAAAAAGGATCGGCTAACGCTGGTAACACAAAGGATGCTGACTTCACGTCTTTTAGTAATAAGCCAATTATTCTAAGAGATAAATACAGTGTAAATGGTTCTGATACTGCTCAAATTGGGTGGGTTGAAGTAACTACTGAATCTGGAACTGGAGGTTACCTTTGGTATTTAAAATCTGAGCACGAAGCAAGATTAAGATTTGAAGATCAATTAGAAATGGCTATGATTGAAGCTGAAAAGAAAGCAGGTTCTTCTGCTATTTCTGCTGCAGGTATTTCTGGATCTGAAGGTTTATTCGCTGCTATCAACTCTAGAGGTTTAGTATTTAACAATGCTGACTTTGGAGGTTCAGAAGCTACTGACGGTTTAGCTGACTTTGATTTAATTCTACAAGAATTAGACAAACAAGGATCAATTGAGGAAAACATGTTATTCTTAGATAGAGGAACTTCTCTAGCTATCGACAATATGTTAGCTGCTCAAAACTCTTACGGTACAGGTGGTACATCTTACGGTGTTTTTAGTAACAGCGAAGATATGGCATTAAATTTAGGTTTCTCTGGTTTCAGAAGAGGTTCTTATGACTTCTATAAAACAGACTGGAAATACTTAAATGACTCTACTACAAGAGGTCTAGTTGGTGATGTTGAAGGTGTATTTGTTCCTGCTGGAACTTCTACAGTTTACGATCAGCAATTAGGTAAAAACATTTCAAGACCATTCTTACACGTTAGATACAGAGCTTCTGAAGCTGACGATAGAAGAATGAAATCTTGGATCACTGGTTCTGTTGGTGGAAACTACACAAGTGACGAGGATGCAATGAACGTACACTTCTTATCTGAAAGATGTCTATGTGTTCAAGCTGCAAACAACTTTATCTTGTTGAAATCTTCTGATGGAGTTATCGGTGACTAATAATTACCAATAGTAATTTTTACCCTCGTTGTTCTGACGAGGGTAATTATTACCTTTATTAACATTTATATTATATTATATCATGAAAAAAGAAAAAACAGCATCAAGCTGGGAAATAAAAGATAGACTTTATGTATTAAAGTCTGGCGTTCAACCACTAGTTTTTACATTACCATCAAAACATACTAGAAGAAAATCATTATTATGGTTTGATGAAAAAAATGGATCACAAAAAGAAATTAGATACGCTACAAATCAAGCTTCACCTTTAGTTGAAGAACAAAAAGGATCAGTAACATTAGGTCATATTATTTTTAGAGATGGGACTTTAAGTGTGCCGAGGCAAAAACAAAACTTACAAAAACTACTTTCTTTATATCACCCTGCAAAGGACATTATATATAAAGAACATGATTCAGTAGAAGAAGCTAAAGATGATTTAGAGTATATGACTTTAGAAATAGATGCACTAGTTGCAGCAAAAGACATAGAAATAGATCAAGCAGAAGCTATATTAAGAGTAGAGATTGGTTCTAAGGTTAATGACATGACTTCTAAGGAGATTAAAAGAGATTTATTAATCTTCGCTAAAAGAAATCCTGCTTTATTCTTAGATTTAATTCAAGATGATAACGTAGAATTAAGAAACTTTGGTATAAAAGCTGTTGAAGCCGGAATATTAAAGCTGTCTCCGGATCAAAGAAACTTTACTTGGGCTAGTAACGGAAGAAAAGTATTAACAGTTCCGTTTGACGAACACCCATATTCTGCATTAGCAGTATTTTTCAAAACTGATGAAGGTATAGAGATATATAAAAACATCGAAAAGAGACAATAACAATTGTAGGTGGGGCCTACTTTTGTAGGCCTTTTCCTATAATAAAAAAATAACATGAGTGTAAATATAGATACAGTTTATCAAAGAGTATTAAACATTGCTAATAAAGAGCAAAGAGGTTATATAACACCGCAAGAATTTAATCTATTTGCAAATCAAGCGCAAATGGATATATTTGAGCAGTATTTTTACGATTTAAATCAATTTGGTAGAATACAAGGTAATGACTCTACATATTCAGATATGGTTAGTATTTT